GGTATCTATTGAATCTCGGTTCTTGATATAACCTATAGAACCATACCAACTTTTATTAACTATACCTTTGAGAATCATAGTGTCTCGTAATAGTTATTTTGTTTTTCTTGACGTTCAATTGTTTTTGGGTGATATAATGCCCATTCTTCTTCTGCTGGTAGTAAACTGTGATTAACGAATCCCTTTAATACCTCATGTACCTTATTAACCCATTTGATGTCTGGGGTGTTTCTATAAATCCTCATTTGCCAGTCAGCCCAGTTTATCCATCCTTTTTCATTTACATTCCAACCCCATTTTTTAATATGTTCTTCAGTTAAACCTTCTACAGTATTAACTCTAGGTACTCTTAACATATCAACTTCAGGGTTTGCTTCTAATAGTGATGGTAGATTTTCTATAAGATATTCATTTGGTATCTCATCAGCATCTATATTAAAGATATAATCACCTTTACAAGCTCTAGTTAATCTATTTTTCCAATCTGCGAAATGATTATTAAAGTTATCTTCTACTAGAGTAATATAATTATTGTAACTCAATTTATGAAGATATCCTAATAATTCAGATGTTGGATTGTTTTTAGTCATATCAACTAAAACCACTATTTCATCTTGGGGTCTTTTGTTTTTAAACAAAAATGTAATGAGTCGTTGTATTTCAACAAACTCATCACAAACTGTTATAGCATAACTTATTTTCATTTTATTCAGGAAGTACACCTATGTAGCTTAAGGCCTCCATAAAATCACGTTCAGAGAACATGTTTAGTGTAGTCATATCCATTCTCCATTCGTAAAATTTACCTTTTTGGTTTGGGATTGGGTATTTTTCTTTTTCCTCTTCGGCAACAGGTACTGCTTTTACAGCAGCCCATCCCCAATCGGTTTTAGAAGGACCATTAGCGAATATCATTCCTTGTTGTGGAATGTTAGTAGATGAGGGTATCCATACTTTACCTTCTTCATCTTTTTCAAGTAAATCTTTATAAAGTTCAGGTAATAATTTTATCTGTTCTTCATAAAAATCTCCACCTTCTACCATTATTGAATTGGTTTGAAAACCACATCCATAGCAGAAATATGTGTTAATATCTGAGTTCACTTCTTCTACGTAACACGCATCTGAACTACATCGTGAGCAATTAATTAGATTATCCATTTGTTTTTTGTAATTTAGGTAATTTAAGTTTTGGGAGATTTAAAGTAATCTCTTTTGGAAATTCAGGAACATATTGGTTGAGTAATGTGTTTGTTTTTTCAGACATTTTATCCCAACTAAATTCATTTTTACTTTTAAATGCTTGGCGTTTAGCATTATCCGTATAATTTTTATAATTTTCAAATACATCTTTTAGATAAAAACCTATTTGTCCATAATCTGGAGCAAACCATTGTGATTCTGATAATATCCATTGGTTAGCTGAACTTGGGTGAACTTTAGTTAATCCACCAGTAATTAAGCTTGTAAATTCTGGGTTTAGAAAATCCATATGTCCTGACCATCCTGTTGTTATAAGTGGTTTTTTAGTTAATGTGAATTCAAGTAATGGACGTCCAAAACCTTCACCTTTAGTTAAATTAACCATTGCTTTTACTTTAGGGTGATTGTAAAGTTCATTCATTTCCATATCTGTAAATTCACCATGAAGTAAGTAAACATTAGGTAAATTATTTGAATTAACTGTTTTTTTAATCGCCTTAATTTTTTTAAGGATCTCTTCTCTATCTACATAAGATGAACCTGCTTGAGATGTTTTTAAAATTAATGCTGGTTTGTTTGTTTTGTTTTTAAATGTTTCATAAAACGATTTAATTAATAAACCTACATTTTTTCTATCTTCACCTATATCCCCTTGTATCCAATGTCCTACAAATAAATAAGCAAATTTTTCCTTAATTGGTGATAAATCAATATTTTTAACTTGATTAGATTCAATTACTTTGTAAATATCTGTGTTTGCACCTTCAAATAATACTTCAATAGGTTTTTCTAGTTTAGCAATACCTTCCAAAGCATTAGTTTGTTTATTTCTTCTTTCAAATTGAGTTTCAGAAAATACTTTTTTAGAATGTTCAGATGAAACAATATTTAGATTCATTCTATTCATTCCATCAATCCAATCCCCAGCACATACTGTAGTTTCAATACCTGCTGTAAAACCAATATTATATTTTCCTACTGGTTGGAATTCATTTGGGATAGTTACTTGAGCCCAAATTTCAGGTTGTTTTGGTACTTGATTATTAGGTAATGCTAAATCTAGTAAAAATTTCCACTCAGGATTATCATTGCAAAATCCAAATGGTGTAGCTCCCCATCTTTGGGATAATAATTTTACATCATATCTATCGGTTTCAACAATAGCTTTAATTAAGTCTCTGCTCCTACTTCCATAGCCTGAATAGGTATCAAATGGTGAGCTTATAATAAATAACGGTTTCATTTTAATATAACAATTTATGTGTGTTTACTCTATCTTTTACTTCATTAGCATTAATCAATTCATATTTTTTTCTTGGTGTCCAAGTTTTAAATAATGCATCAAACGCTTCTATAACTCTTTCACCTTGTTTTTTACTAGTAAAACCAGATGTATTTATAGCCCATTCTCTACCTACTAAACCTTTAGCTTTACGTTCCTCTTTTGATAAAGAATAAATAGCCATAATTTGAGCAGTAGCATCTTCAGGACGGCATCTATCATCCCAAATATAAGGTGTTTGAGGAGAACCTTGAATTGAACGGTTTGTTGGAAATACTGGGTATGCCCATTCACCATGTTCTTTATATCTACCTGTATGATTTGAAGGTACATCTTCTGATGGTGTAAACCAATTACCTTCATCATCTAAAAATCCCATTTGGTCTTGCATACCACCTGTAACATTAGCTATAATAGGGTTTCCTACTAAAATTGCTTCAGTTAAACTTAATCCCCAACCTTCATTTGATGTTAATAAGATTTGAGCATCTGTAATATTGTATAAAAGATTCATTTCAACAGCATTCAGTAACCTATTAGTATAAGTAACATTGTATTGTTCTCCGTTTAAGAATAATTCTTGAACTGCTGCTAAATCAGTTCCATGATCACTTACTAATTCAGTATGGAGTACTAAACAACATTTTTTAGCTTTTTCAATTGGTAATTGATCAATAAAATATTTATATGCTAACATTGTATCTGGGATTTGTTTACGTCGAATGTTTCTAGAGTTAAAAAACAATACGAAATCATATTCTTTACCCCCGAAATAAGTCTTTTTAAATTCCTGTAATTGAGTATAATCTTTGTGAGTTGAATCAATTGGATAAAATGAGCTTTCATTTAAACCATGAGGTACATAACGAATTACTTTATCTTTGGCTTTATCTCCTAAAACAATTTTATTGATGTTAACTGTTTGTTTACTAATACCCATTAATAAATCACAAGCCTCATAGTAGGGTTTATTATATAATGGTGCTGGATAATCATCCCAGATATTTAAGTAAGTAATTGGGATATTTTTACGAATTTCATTTTCCATAGAAAATAACCAAATAAAATAACGTGGATCTGTAATTAACATTATAGCATCCGGTTTTTCAATTTGGATGATTTGGCGTAACATATCGGCCCCACCATAATCATTTGTTGGATATAGCATAACAGAAGCATCTTTTAGTCCTGTTTGCTCATTAGTTGATTGAGACAAATCTAAACGTTTTCCCGCTTCTGGGTGTTTAACTGAACCAGCAATATTAACCCAATTGAAATGATGAGCAGTATGAACTACTACTTCTCTACCTACTGTTGCTACTCCTGAGTGTACTCTAATGTCATCACTAATAAGCAGTATTTTTTTCCTTTGCTCCTTTGGCAAATACTCAAAACTATTATTCATATAACTTAATTTTTGTTTTTTTTTTATTCTTTAATATCTAAATTATTGTAGCTGTGAACTCTTTTACGAAATTCTTCATCATAAAGGTACAAATGAATTGTGCGGTCGGCAAGTTTTTGTAAAGAAAACTTGTGTTTAACACAAGAAATTTTAAATTCTTCAAATAAATCACTTTTTACTTTTACACTTGTTAGTGTCATGTCTTTTTTTTCCATTTTGTTTTATTATCTATTTTCGTATATAAGTATATTAATTTCCTTCGGAAATGCCAATATGACACAATTCTTTTTTATCTTTGTAAGGGCAAAACCCACAATTCCATTTTGAAGGGTTAGGTATCATAATATCTTCTTTAAAATTAGCATCTAAAGTAAATACTTCACTTATAAAATCGTTAATTGCTTTTTCGGCTCTACTTATTTTAATTTTACCTGAGGCTGGTCTAAAGGTTTGAATACGAGGAATTACATAATCATTGCTTTCATATAATTTACGTTTAACAATAAAGAATTCAACTTCAATATTTTCAATTGGGAATTTATATTGTTCGGCAAATAATTTTTTATAGAGAATTAATTGAAATTGTTTAGCTTCATCTTTTTTCTCTTTATCACCCCACCCTCGAGTTGACGTCTTAATGTCTAGAATTTTAATAGTATTAGTTGGTTCATGATATAATACAACATCCAGATACCCTCGGTATAATACGTTTAAAAACGTGGGATTAGGCGTTACAAGTAATGGTAATTCACACTTAACTAAATGCCATCCTTTTTTATTAAAATATGACCCTCGTTTTTTCTTAAAATAATTTAAAATTTCCAACCCATCATCAAAAAATTCCTTCATTTCAGATGGGTTAGAAAAATGTATATTTTTATTTGATTTATAATCTTTTAAATATGTTTCTCTAAAACGCTCCTCAAAATAAGATTCTATATCAATCCTATCAGCCTCAGCCCCACTCGTACTATACATTACCTCTAAATAGTTTTGTATTGTCTCGTGTATTGCGGTTCCAAAGGTCATGTGTATAGATGATTCTTTAACACGATGTCCATCTCTGTATTGAAGTGCCCATTTATGGGGGCAACTATTATACATTGACCACTGAGAATAGGATATTGCTTTCTCATAAGCGTAATTTACTTCACGCTCTGATCTTTTTAGGATATCCTTGATTATTGGGAGTATTTTTTTCTTTTTAGCCAAAACTTATTTTTTCCATTTACCTTTCATTACTAACTGGGCAATAATACCATAGTTAGATATATCAATAAAACTATCAATCATAGGTTCATCTTGAACATAGTTTTGACCTTTGCGTTTAAGCATGTTTTTCAAGCGGTTTATTTTGTCGTTACAGCGCAACCAAATACCAGTCAATGACAGTTGTATATCGTCAGCTTCTTCAAGATTAGACCCTAAAGCAATGTTTGAAATACCATAATCCATCATTTTCCGAGCAAACAATTCATATTGCTCTTGTTGGTTTTGTTTAAACGACTTTGCTAATGTTGGATATTCTGCTTCAAAGTCCTTAACTACTTTTTGTGTACCTGTAGGATCAAGAAACATTTCAAACTCAACTTTTTCTTTATTTTTGTTCATATAACTAGTTCTTTTAATAATTTTTTTACTTCCTTTTCTTCAATACCACGTTTGGAAAGAATTGTTTCTATCCCTTCTCTTCCCAGAATATATGAATATTCTTCTGCTTCTCCAAGAGAGACAGAATAAAACTCTGAAATATGGTTTAATAATGTTTCTGGTGTTTTTTTCCTTTTAGATTTAATGTATCTTAAAAACATTTTTTTCTTAGGAATAAGAGATTTATATGTGTTATAGACTAATTTTTTATCTGTAAGTGGAAATTTTTGAACAATATTTGCTACGTCAATATAACCTTCATACATGCTTAAAAACCTATGTGTCATATAAGGATTAAACGAAGACTGTTCATCCTCTGTAAAGGAATCCCAGTCTCGTTTAGTGTAAGTGATTTCGTTAAGAAAATCAAATAGTGTCATCTTCTCCGCCAAATTCTGATCTTAATTCTTTAGGAAGCATCTCTAATAATGGTTTACCTGTTACCACATCATAAAAACATGGAACCGGGATAACACCATCCTCAGATGTACCTGTTACGAATCGAGATACTTTGCGAAGTAATACACCTTCAGCAAATACTACATTACCTTCAGGTGATGTGAGTGGGGTTGTGTTCTTAATATCAATATTAAGATTTGGAGTTTGTTGTTTGCTCATTTTTATATTTTTTATAATCTAAATAAAATCCTATTAATAC